CGTAATGTCGCCCTTGTCGGCAAACAACTCCTCACGGAATTTCCCCGGTGTGCATTCATCGCCAAACCACTGTTTGTTGGCGATTTCACCGTCAATGTAGAGTTCACGCTTGCCCGTTTCGTCACGGGCGAAATTGTAGAATTTCTTATTCATTATTAGAATCACCTTCTTTTCGTGCGGACTTTGCCGCTAAAATTGAAATCATCGTGCCGTTAACGAGGTACTCATCGCCGCCCTGTTCAGCGGGGATTTTATTCATATCTTCGAGTTCACGAATATCATTAGCCGAGAGCCAACCATTCTGACGAGCCGTCGCATACCCCGCCATTCGACTTGCATAGTCGCCTCGAAGTAAGCCGTCCATATTGAATTTCACGAACACCGAATCCCGCTCACTTGGCAGAATCAGTGCCTGCTGTAACGACTGCTCCCACCGAGCAACCCACGGTCTTATGCTGTGAGTTGCAAACTCAATTGATTGGTGTTCAATATTGCTGAATGTGGCACGTTCCAAATCACCCACCATGTGCGGCGGCACTTTGAACAGTCGGCAGATTTCATTTGTGCTAAACTTGCGTGTCTCCAAGAATTGTGCTTGTTCAGGTGAAATAGAAATCGCAGAAAATTTCGCACCCTCTTCGAGAATGGCTATTTTATGCGATTTGCCGCTACCTTGATACCCTGCGTTCCACGAATCTTTCACCCGCTGAACATCCTTGACTGTATTCGGAAACTCAAGCACCCCGCCCGGATTCGCACCGTTGGCGAAAAAAGCCGCCCCGTACTCCTCTACCGCCAACGCCGTCCCGATTGCCTGTTTTGCAATCGCAATCGGCGAGTAGCCGACAATTCCGTCAAAACCAAGCCCCGGTATATGCAGAACATTTCCGCGTTGCAGCTTGACTTGACCTTTCTCGGAATTGTAGGTGTAGACTAACTCTCCGCTGATTTTATCACGCTCGACTGTCATATTACTCGGAAGTAGCGGATACAACCCAATCGGGTAACCCCGACCGTCGCGTATAATCTGTGAATAAGCGTTGCCATAAATCAGCAAATGCGACATTAGTGTTTCCCGCCATATAAACGAGGTCATTTCGATATTCGGCGAATCGTGGAGCAGTCTATATAAAGGATGCGTGTACACCCGCTCCTTGCTACCGTCCGACTTATATTTATAGACGTGAATCGGCAAGCCTGCGACTGCCTCGGCAAGAACCCTCACGCAGGCATAAACGGTAGTCACCGACAATGCCGTCCGCTCGTTGACCGCTTTTCCCGCCGCCGTCCCGCCGAATAAAAACGGACTGCTGTAATAGTGATTCTGCGGTTTGTCGCGGGAGCGAAATAACGACTTGAATATGTTCATATGAAAATCACACCCCTCTCGTCATAAACAGATGAGGTTGCATTCCCACACCGAATCGCGCGGTCAAGAGCCATAATCATCGCTACAATTCCGTCTATTTTTTCGGAACTTTTCTCTTTATCGGGTTTGATATTTCCGGCAGGGTCTGTGCGGACAAAAATATTATCAGCCATCCACCGCAAGACTTCATTCCCACCGTGTGCGATTTGTTCCGTTAATGTGAGCCGCATTAACTCTTTCGTAGGTGGTGACATACTGGCAAACCCCTGTCCGAACGGCACAACGACTAAGCCGAGCCGCTCTAAATTCTGCGACATCTGCGTTGCGCCCCAACGGTCATACGCCACTTCACGGATATTGAATCTCGCGCTCAACTCGTCAATGAACTTTTCTATGAATGCGTAATCCACCACATTCCCCTCGGTGACATTCAACAATCCCTTTTTCACCCACACATCGTATGGCACAGAATCCTGCTTCACCCGCTGACTTACCGTATCTTCGGGCAACCAAAAATAAGGCAGTATTACGAATTTATCCTCGTCTGATTCAGGAGGGAAAACCAACACCAATGCCGTTATATCACTCGTACTCGAAAGGTCAAGACCCGCATAACACATTCGACCCTCCAACTCTGATTCGTCTACTGGAAACGCACATTTGTCCCACACCTGCATATTCATCCACCGAATAGACTGCTTCACCCATTGGCACAATCGAAGCTGACGAAAGCTGTTCTCTTCGGCGGGATTCTGCTGTGCAGATTCGCAGGCGGCTCGCAGTTTGTCAATCTGAACCGTGACACCTAAACTCGGATTGACACGTTTCCACACCGACTCGTCCGTCCAGTCCTCGTCTATGTCCGCACCGAAAATGACAGGGTAAAATGTGCTGTCGTGCTTCTTGCCTTCGAGAATCGCCTCGGCTTTCTGATGTTGCTCATAGCAGACTGATTTTGTATCATCGCCCGCTGTCGTGATGAGAAAGTACAACGGCTGACGGCGAGCATCGCCTGAACCTTTAGTCATAACATCGAAAAGTTTCCTGTTGGGTTGTGTGTGTAATTCATCGAAAATAAGCCCGCTGATTGAGAATCCGTGCTTTGAATACGATTCGGAGGACAGCACCTGATACACGCTGTTTGTCGGACGATATACGAGTCGTTTCTGCGATTCAAGAATCTTCACCCGCTTTGCCAACGCGGGCGATAGACGCACCATATCGGCGGCAACGCTGAAGACTATACCCGCTTGCTGACGGTCGGCGGCACAGCCGTATATTTCAGCGCGTTGCTCGCCGTCCGCGCATAAGAGAAACAAGCCGACTGCAGCCGCTAATTCGCTCTTGCCCTGTTTCTTGGCGATTTCGATATATGCCGTGTTGAACTGACGTGTTCCGTCGGGTTTAATTACGCCGAAGAGGTCACGGATTATTGTTTTCTGCCAGTCTAACAATTTGAACGGTTTTCCTGCCCACTCGCCTTTAGTGTGGCAGAGGGATTCTATAAAAAGAACCGCTCGGTCGGCTTTTGCGGAATCATAAATTGATGTCGGGAGCATGAATTTTGTTGGTGTGTATTTCATAGGCAGAATCCTTTCAAAAATGTAATATAATAATGTAGCAAATATAAAGATAAAAGTGTAGCGTTTGGCAACGAAAAAAGACCTGCAATGCAAGCCTCTGTATATATAACGAGGAAAAGCCCCCGTGGGGCATCCTCGGCGTGTTCGTAATTATTGCTTTTTCATGCAGAGTCCGAACAATGTCATATGTCGGTCGATTTCCTTTTCATATGTTCCGACAATCGCCCAACCGTTATTCAAAAGATAATGCAATGTCGCCATCAGCCCCGTTGACTTCTCACAAAGGTTGAATTCAGTGATTCCCGCTTCGTCAACCATCTCCATGAATTCACCCATATCCTTTGCAAACGGTGTTTCCAATGCGGTGAATGTGTCAAGTTCGTAATCCTTTGTTTACCTGTAAGCATATAACGCACGATTTTTTGCGAAGCTGATTTTCTCGTTTTTGTTCTTGAGACGGTCAGCGATTAAATCCTCGAAATATTTATTGTAAAAAATATTATTGTTCATGTTGGTAATCCCCCTTTTCTTTTCTAATCACATTATAGCGTACAATTTTTAAGAGTGCAACCCACACATAATGGACATTCGACATTTTAATGGATTAGATTACTTACTATACTCACGCTCCAAAAACATAACTTGCTGACAAATTTCGCTTTTCGTGGTGATTTCGCTTAATTCATCTTCGCTGTTGATTTCTGCATGGTCGATGAGTGCGGCACGGAATCCGTTTATAAATGCCGTACCGAGCAACATAGAAACCTGTGTCCGTTGTTGTTTTGTGATTTTCATATTGCCGAGAATGTTGAATATCGCTTCCATGTTTTTACACTGTTTATCTGTGTTCATTTCAGTTTCGGTCTCCTCTTTTTCAAATGTTCTTACTAAAGAAGAAACATATTTAACGTCCCATTTACTTTTGTTATTTTTATTCAGCCATTCAAGGTCGCTCTCGGAAATTTCGTATACAAAAATTGTCCCGTTTTCTTGGTCGACTTCGATTTCGTACATATTCACGCCGCCGAATTCCCCGATTAATTTTCCTGTAAATTTCATATTGACCCCCCGTTTTTTCCTTTATTGGTGCGGTATTTTCGCGCCATACGCTATTCATTTTCTTTGCTATATACATAATAGCGTAGGATGCGAAAACAATCAAGGTCACACATTATGGATTTTACGAATGGATGTTATGGCATTATTTATTCCGCATATTTGTGCTTAAAAAGAGTTTTCCGTAAGCTCTGTCAACTTTTCAAGAAGCGAACCCGCCGTGCCGACGTGTCCCCAATTTATATCGTCGGGGGCGAATCCGAGATGCTCGTCAGCGTACTCTTGAAGTTCTGCAATCTTTTCTCTGATTTGTAACCGTCAAATACAGGTATACCTTGTTCTAATCATCCTTTTGTGCTAAAATAATAGCACGGAGGAGAACTATGAAAAATAAGAGAGAAAAATGCCTTAGTTGCGGCAAAGATATCACGCATAAACAGAAAAGCCGAAGTTATCACGAGTATAAATATTGTTCGCACCCTTGCTATATCGATGCTCGTTATGGAAAAGTCATCAAGAACGAAAAATTATTAGCACGAAATCCTTTGTATATCGAAACTGCTAATCTGCTGAAATCGGGTTTAATACAAACCGAAGCCATCGCAATAACAGGAGTAAGTGCAGGAACATTTAAAAGTTGGCTTCAAAGAAACGACGAATCGAGCGT